CATGCCTTCGAGTAGAGGGCTCTGGTAATTTCTTTACCAACAAGATGCATCATGTGCATCACAAATTTGGTGACAGGGTCACCCATTAAACACCCACGGGTGGTCATGAACGTTTCGTTCGTATGGGAGTCATTAACCTCCCTAGGCTCCGTCAGGAGCATTGTTACAAGCCGCCTATAGGCGGTCGGGATGCCAAGGCATCGTTTACCCAGGAATACCTGGAGGATAATCCCCACAATATGGGGGTTGGCGAAATCAGTCGCCGTTTCGAGGTCCGAACTTAGGACCCATACTTCTTCGTCACTAAAGACGAAATTACCACGAGGATTTTTGTGGTTTAGGCGTTTGTAAAATTCAAACGCATGGTTAGCTGCCTTTATACCTGCAGCAGAACTCTGAACTTCAGAGAGAATGTCCAATAGGACATGTGAAATAGGGTGCAATAGCACCGCGTGGTGTATCTCAGATACACTTATTTCCCGGACTTTTTCGGGTTCAAGTACGCCTTCACAGCGTACAGTCATGAGATCTTTTATCTCATTGTTGAATGCCCTCTTAAGGGCGTTATGGAACACACGTGTTCCGGAGTAATCCAAAGTGTCAGGGATTACAATATCGGTTTCGCGACCGGTTTCTAAGTCAATGTATTTGACTTCTTTTCCAAGAATTTCTTGGTTTAGCTTACGGTAGGCTTCGTATTTGCCACCTAGCTTTCTCGGAGTATTAAGCTCCGCTGACTCGCTAAGCGAGATTTTGGCCCGCGACAGCGAGTCCTTGATCTTACCATAAAGATCTTTACCCCCCATGAGGGGCTTCGATACGATTGATTCGTATACCACCTTGGTGGCAAAAGCTATCTTTGCTTGTACCGGCCTAGCCGGAGGATAGCACGGTGTCGTCACCGTTTCCCGGAATTTCCGGTACGTCTTTATGAAGACGCTAGGCGGCGGTGTGCCGCATGCCCTTGTCTGTATCAAGAGGCTTATTCGGAACATGTTCCGAGTTGTTTTCTCTCTCAAGAGAGAAATAGGTACTCTCATAAATGAGAGTTCTCGTGGAACTTTTAGTTCCTTCAGACTACGTGTCTGACTGAAGGCAATTTCCTTCAATTGGCCTCGTAAGGCCTTTATCTTCTCGTATGTCG